GGGTCTTGTCCAATAAGGAAGTCAGAATCCGTACCACTCGGCTTGGCATTGAACATAACAGAAGTGGCTCTGATGTCTTCTCTGGCATCTTTACCAATGCCCTCTAAGCTAATGATCGGCTTGATCACTGCTGCAGTCGAAGGTGAACCTCCACTAATCGTAATCGTTGCACCGGTGTAACCAGATCCGAAGACTGGATTTCCATCAGTTGAATCTTTATGTCTAACGTCAATGATCGCTCCAGCAGCGTTCAGAACCGCAGTGGGAGCCGCTCCAGTACCATCGCCGATGACTTCCAGTGTTGGAACAGACGAGTACCCCACACCACCTTGAGCGATTTCATACCCGATGATTTCACCCGACACAGCGGCAGTTTGAACGTTAGCTTGAGCAGTTTCAATCGCAGTGACCGCAATACCTGCGCTATCGAGATTCGCAACAGGGATGAAGTTAGCTGTCAAGAACTTATTTGCTTGTACGGCTGAGAGAGTATAGAGATACTTCCACACATAGTTGTCAGCCAGCTTCTTTGCTTCCACTGCCGTACCGATAGTGTCCGGATCTACAACGGATGCGATGTTGGTACCCGATGATGTCTTGGGAGATTGCAGACAGATGTATACGCGTCTCTGTTCCGACAGGACATAGTACCTACCGTTGGTAGTGTGGCTGACGTTCGGATTGTAAGCATTGTAAACCACGCCATTGGACCAACCGTATCTATTGGTCACCAGTGAGATATCGGTGACTTTTTTGATAGCTTGCAGATTGTTTCTGGCTTCTCTTTCTTCTTTCAGAACATTCGTAGGACTAGGCACGGTTTCAGTATCATTCCATTGATCGGACTTTCCCAAACCAATGTAATATGTACTACTAGCACTGTCTACTGACTGCAAGTCGTCGATAAGCTGATCTAAAATCAACTTTTTCATTCTGTCGGTTACAATTGCTACCATCTATCTTTACCTATTGATTTAAATCGATTTGTTTTATTTATCATGGTTTATATGCCGTACGAGCTGAATCCACCATAATCACCGGCTCCTGCGGCGCCAGTTACGGTGACAATGTTACCTAATGAACCACTTTGTCCGACATTAGTGCTTGGGAAGCTTCTGGGATTTGATGCTCCGCCGAATACAAGCCTTACAGCTCCGTCTGAACCGCTACCGCCGGCACTTTGGAAATCATCCTCTACGCCACCGCCTCCGGCTCCAATGCCTCTACCGCTTCCAAACTGCTGTGCTGAAACTGCAGCAGCTGCTGGAGCAACATTTAGTGATCCCTGGGTCGCTGCATTTTGAATTCTAGCATAGATATCATATGTTACAGTACCGTCAGTACCAAGTCCATATAATGCGACTCCACCTCCACCGGTGTAAGTATAGCTGATATTACTTCTTCTAGTCTGGTTACCTCCGGCTCCACCTCCGCCGGAACCTAAGTTTTCTGTTCTTAGGGAGCCCTGACCTTCATCGATGCCGTTTCCACCATTACCGGTATAACCTCCGGCGCCACCTCCGCCCGTACCATCATTACCGCCAAGCTGCTGTCCACCGGTACCTCCATCACCTCCGCCATCTTTAGCTGTTCCTGAGGATGTTCCGCCAAGAGCAGTGCCATTGGTGAATACTCCGCCAGCTCCTCCATTTCCTATAATAAGTTTGGAGTTATCCGAAACTCTAACAAGCTCGGATATTCCTCCTGCCGTACCATTAAGATCCGAACCGTTATTATTGAAAATTCTTGGTCCACCAGCTCCACCTTCACCGACAATAACAGTAAATTGATTTCCAACAACTAATGTTCCGGCGCCATGATTATTGATATAGGATAAAGCACCACCGCCTCCACCCATGCCGCCATCAGAACCGTTTGGCCCAGACGCTCCACCGCCAGCACCAACAGCAACAGCAGTTATTCCGGCACCAGTTAAGCTAACTCCATTAGGAATTAGATATTTGTCGTTACTGATATCGTATGCAATTCCACCTGCAATAGTGGAAGGACCCCCTGGCGTGTCGATCTCAATAGTATAAGTCCCTGGAGCTTCAAATACTATTTCTCCAAAAAATTCGTCAACTTTAAAGTTTAAAAAAGATAGGTTAGGAGTAAAAAGCACAATTATTATACCGTGTTTGCATTTGAGATCAGAATGTTAGCAGAATCAAAGACTATACCGCCGATAATTGAGAACTTTCCTGCTGCGAGGTTGACTGGGTTACCAATTGCGTGATGAACAGTCGCAGAGTCACTAGCCAAAGTGATATTCATGGATGTGGCATCGGTTGTGTTTTTAACCAGGATTGAGAAACTCATTCCATCGAGAGATCCCCCTCCGGTACCAACTAGCTTGATCGTCAGATCAGAATCGTGCTCGAATCTAGCGATGTTGGCGTTTCTCAGAGTGTAAGTAGCAGAGTCGTCATTAGTCGCCGCGTCTGAGATAACCAAAGTCTCCGGGGTGACAACACCGTAACCGTTGATTCTAAGCTCATCAGTGACCGTTAGATCGCTCTCGATCGTCACGTTATTCAGGAAAGTCGCATCGGTTACAGTGATCTTAGTCAGGGTCGAAGAGTCGAGAACCGTGAGTCTTCCGGTTACAGTCGCGTTGGTTCCAACCGAGAAATCACCATCGATGCTAACTTCACCTGTACCCTTACCTACTAAGATCAAATTGATATTATCACTGTCTCCGACAGCCGAGATCACTGGATCGCTGTCGTTATTGATCTTGACGTAGTTGACCGCTTGTGACATGCCGTTGGATAATTGAAGGATTTCGTTTCCGTCATCGTCTTCGAAAGCGGCGGTGAATTTAGGGAAAGTCTCCAGAGAGAAAGTATCACTATCCAGAATCAGTCGATCCCATTTACTGGAATCCGAAGCTGCAAACCTACCATGGTTTCTAAGGTAGATAAACGAACCGGTAAACGTACTAAAGCTATCAGCGGCATCCAGAACAGTGTTCAAGTGTTCGACACTATCAAACGCGTTATTGAACAGTACTCTGGACGTAGTCTCCAATCCCAAGTCGATCAGATCCAACTTTCCGGAGTTGACACTGTCGTGATTGCGCTGCTTATCGACTATTTGTCCAAAAGTCAAACCAGTGAGATCACTATCAATTCTGTAAAAGTTAGCATTGATCTTAGTTGCAGCTTGACGCAGAGTATCACCGGTACCATCGTTTGCACTCGTACCAGTGTTGATAGCTGCTACTCTATTTGAATCTAATAATGCCATTTGCTAAAAAGCCCTGTGTGAATATGTTGTTTTTATTTATGCCGAATCTAAGCCAGAATCCAAGAAATATGGGAATTCATCTTCACTCATTAATTCGTTTGTGTTAGAGAATTCAATGAATGGGAACGTTCCGAACGTACCACTGTCGTCGAATGTTGGAGAGTTTAGGTTCAGCAGGTTTTGAATGGTTCCGTAGAGACTGTCTAATCCAGAATCCAGCGTACCAAAAGAATCTTGAATCGTGATCGGGAATGTGGTTGTTGGATCTGCGTAGAGAGGATATCTGATTTGATTATCGGAATCGATTCCAGTAATATCAGATCCAGGTCCGATAATAAAGTTTTCAATCTTGTTTACGAAGATGAGTTCGTTCGCAGCTGAGTCTAGAATCGCTAGAGGCATTTCATTGATAATAGTGTTTGTAGTGACAGCTTCAAAGAATGTCTCAGCGAAAATTGCAAACCCGGCTGGATGCAGGTATCTCTTGTAGATATCCAACCACTTACTAGGAGGAACATCACTTTTCAAGAGGATGGAAAAGATTTGATAGTAAAAAGAATCCTGAATGAACTTCTGTGAGTCGTAACCAATCTGACTCTCGCCCACAACGAACATATCATTCTTGGGATAAATCTGCTGAACATCAGCACCAAACAAAAATCTAAAGAAACCGTCTACGGATGCAATGGAACCTTTGGATTTGTTCAACAAAGGCAAGAGTTTAAGAGACAATCTAGGATACGGAAAAGTGTCTTTACTGATACCCGAAGCCAAAGCTTCGTTCAAGAGTTCTTGTAAGTATTGTTCAGGAGTTGACTCAAAATCTCTGATATAGAATAGATCTTTGAGTTCTTTTGTGGGCTCAAACTCGTGTCTGAGAAACTCGTAATACTCTTCTAAGAGACGAACAAATTGAGGATACTCTTGCTGAAAATGCTCGGGTATTACCGTATCGATATAGTCACGGTGGAAGTTTAAAGGTCTTCTATCAATATCTCTTAAAAGTTCGGTCATTAATTAGTCACACCAACTACAGAGTTTGCAAAGTTAATATCAGCTTCAGTTGTCACGAAGTTTCTACCCAGAGAGATGATCTGATTTCTCAAAGGCTTGACAACCGTATCCTCTAGAGGTCTAGCCTGGATAGCAATGTAACTCTCACCGGAAACAATGGAATGGGGCTGGAAGGCTCTGAGATTTACTTTACCGGTTGAAGGAACGTATTCACCGACACTAGAAACGACCACGTTACCGGAGAGATCTACGAGTTGTAGATTCGTCGAATGTGTGGATCCAGTCTTGTTCTGAATGGTCACGATGACAGTGGTTCCATCTCCAAGTTGATGGCGGAACTTATCACTTGTGATCACCGGAACTACGTCATCCGGTTCCTCCAATACATTCAAGAAACTAACTTCATAGTCGTCTTTCAAGTATCTCTGTGTAGTCGTATTGTACAGAGGAGTCAGTCTGTTCTCCAGAGTCGCTTCGATACTAGTCGAAAGAATTGAGTTCTCAATGTTGTTCACGATACCGGTCAATGTTGACTTACGGAAAATATCGTTGAACTTTCCTAGATTGGTATCAAAGTAAGAACTAATAGTGTTACCGACCAAACTTCCCAGGGCCGCTTGTGTTAACTGTGTTCTGGAAGGATCGTAATCAATGTTCGTCTGCAGATTAATATAGACTTTTTCAGGAGTGACAAACTCAGAGTCGATGGAGATCATCGAAAGATTGTTCAACAGTAAGTCTTTGATCTGCTGCTCGGTCACTGATCTGAGAGCAGCCGAGACGTCCGAAGTAAACTCAACGGAAACGATCGTCTTTCCGTACTTCTGTGGAACGTTGTCTTCACCACCCCAAGCGTTAACGGACTTGACCCCTGGGATAGCGTTCGAGATGATACCGATGTAATCAAATGGAGTCACGAGTCTGTTCTGAGCGAGATAGCTCAGAGGAGCGTTTCTTCTAATGGATTCGACGCCCTCTTTCTCGGCACCGAACGCAGTCTTTCCAATCGGAGTGATGATATAGTTGTAAGAAACGTTATTGTATTTAAAACTAGAAGCAGCAGTGAACTTATTGATGCCGTTGGCGTTCGGACCGTTCGTGCTCAGATACGTTGCTCTGACAACGTTGCCTACTTCAGGAGCCGCTCCAGTCACGCTACCATCACCAAAGTTGATCTCGTAGTAGCCGTTGTATGTTTCCAGAGGGACGAACAGTCTGGTGTCAGCTGTGATACCGGTTGACAGAAGATTGACCGAAGTATAGGTTTGGAAATTAGTCGAGTTGATGTCATCAAACACGCTTACAGATAGTGTAGCTAGATCCAGGTTTACATCTGGAATGACATAGATTTGTCTACCTTCGGAAGTGTCAACGTTGAAAGTCTTAGTAGTCAGATTTCCCTCATACGCAACCACCGCTTGTTCACCTGATGTGTTTTGGAAAGTGTAGATGCCGGTTCCCGCTGCATCGTCC